AGCGATATAGACGATTATAAAAAAGGTACTATTTTTTTTAGTGACTTTTTTAACAAAGCTGTAACAATTACTGACGGCGTAAAGTATAGTGATGGCGGAAAACAATATACTGCCAATGGTATTTATAATTTATCTGACAACAAAGACGGTAGTGATACCCGAGTAATAAATAATAATGTTAGAGAAGATAATATTCAAATAGCATCTAATACATGCAGATGTATTACCGATGGAACTAATATAGATGTAATTGATAGTAGAGTAAAATCATTAAATATAAAACAAAATTGCGGCGGAACGCAATGTTTTAATAAAAAAGGAGACACTATTGATTGTAATAGTGTTAACGATAGTATAATTAGTAGTGTTACTAATAGTTTTAAAACTTTTGAAAAAGAATTAGTAACTGACAAGAGAGCTATTATTTTAGAAGCATTAATAGTTCTCTTAATAATTTTGTTTTTTCTTTGGTTGAGTATTCAATATAGACCTAAAACGAAGAAATAATTTTTTCTTTCAAATAGTTTTTAATTCTTTCTTTTCGCAAACCAATTGGTAGGCCATCGGTACATGACCATTTGTCACCTTCCTTATTACAATTATCTATCAAATAAGGTATTTCAATATATTTATAACCTAATTTATTCATTTTTTCTTTTTTCTGTGTATCCAATGCTAGTCTATCATAAAATTCGTATATATCTTCGTTAATATGGTCAGGGCCATTATATGTATAGAATTCGCGACTTTTATAATCCACCATGATATTATTACTAGTATCGTGACAATCTACAAGGATAGGTCTGCCAGAAATAACGCTTTTTGTTTCAGGTACTTCTCTGTTAATTTTAACTCTTTGACCAGTAATCTCATTTAAACTTTCGCAAGCAAGATTACTACCTGTTGTTTTTATCATTTTAGGATCTCTTCCTTTGGGGCCAAAATCGGGTACTAAAAAATGCTGACCGTCAATTTCTACCATTTTGGTGCCAAAATTTTGAGATAATTGGTCTTCTAATAACAAAAATATTATACTAACTATAATGAAAAATATTAAGAAATATATAAAATTATACAACATTTTTATATATTTTTATTTATTTTTTTAATCTTTAGCCAAATGTTATATGTATAAAGATTATTTTTGCTAAAATAAAAATATGAGTGAAATCAAATTAAAAGATACTATTTACAACGAAGAAGTATATGATTCTGATACTGACGAAGAAGATACTAATTATGAAGTATTAGATCAAGAAAATGACTATGATAGTTGTGACGAAGATAGTGAAATATTAGCAGATTTACTTCAAGATTTGTTGAGAGAAGTAGCTACAGTAGATGTTCTTGGTAAAAAGGCTTTCCGTGTAGAATTTAACGATACCAGGAATCTTAATTTTGTAGATAAAAACGAAGACTGTGATTTTGATTTTGATGAAAACAATTATCCTATCATGCCTGACGGAGGAGAGGAATTTTTTGGGCCTTATATGCAATTAGTAAGCAAGATAAATAAAAAATTTAAGAATTGTATTATCGAGACTAATGTAAAAGGTTTCAAATTTGTTTTATAAAAAAAAACATTTAAAATGGACAAATTTGTGACAATGAAATTAAAAAATCATACCAAATATAATAAAAAAATTTTATTTGTTTCCGTAGTATGTAGTGACTTTGTTTGTAATAAAAGTATTATAGATGAAATCGCAAATCAATACGAAGAATATTTAAAAAATAATACAGAATTGTCTGTTATACTAGACGCTAGAACTTTAAATTTTTTAAATCCCAAAATAGCTTGGGAAGGGGCCAATGTATTATGCAGATTTAACACATTGGCAAAATCTAATGTGTTAAGCAGTTGTCTTGTAATTAATAACAAGAACATAGTAAATCTTATTAATATGATTATAAAAGTTCATCCATTAGTAGTCCCTTTTAAAATAGTTAAAACTAATGAAGAAGCTCTCGCTTTTTTTACAGAAAATATCAAGACCTGATATAATCATAAATAGTAATATCGTAATCTAAATCATTAATATTCCAAATTATTCCCGATTGTTCATAAACTTCCTCTTCATTGGTTTTATTATAGATAGTAGCATCTATGCCTGTAAATCTATTATATAATTCAACATGACAAGGGTAAAATAATCTATAAGGGAGGAAACTTTGAACATCATGTTGATATTCAGATAACCTATTAAATTGTTTAAATAAATCTTTATTAGTATCATCTACTTTCAATATTTTATTCTTTTCTTTACTAAATAAATCTGTAGTAAAGCAATCCTTTGGTAAATCTAATTTATAAATAAAATTATTCTGTTTCATATGATATTTTACAATCTTAATATTATTTTTAGGATAAAATTTTAGCATTCGCGTACTATCATTATTAAGTAAATATCTAGAAAAAGTATAAAAAGATTTCATAGTATCAAAATATTTCTATTTTTTCTATCAATATTTTTCCAAATAATATTTCTGCAATTAACTATGCCCAAATAGGTCAATCTATTATTAAGTAGAATTTTATTTAAATAATAGATTTTAATATCCGTATGAGATATATCTAATTTTTCTAATTTACAATAAGTAATTATATGATTATAACTATGATAGTTTATATTATTATTTCCTATATACAAATTCTTAATTTTTTTCAAATATAAGCATATATCTATAATACTTATATTTGTTATAAAGGTAGAAGTTAATCTTAAATCTTCTATATTAGAAATATGTTTTCTTATTTTTGAAAATAAATAATCATCTATTGAAGTATATGAAATATCTAAATACTTTAAATTATTCCAGTTTTTTTCAAAATTAAAATTAAAATTATGTTCCATGAACATAATTCCATTCATTACTAACTTTTCTAAATAATTATGTTTTTTATTTAGAAAAATTAACAAATTCATAGTTATATCACAAAAAGATATATTTAATTGTTCTAAACTATCTATATTGCCAAAAAATACTTCTGTTTTTTCATTATTACCTATTAGACAATTAGCTATATTTAGATACTTAAGATTTTTTAGTTTTATATCTTTTATATTTTCATCCAAAAATTTTAAACTATAACATATATCAAGTGTTTCTAAATTATGAAATTTATTTAATTCTTTTAAATCTATTGCTGTAATACTATTATTTCTCATAAATAAATGTTTGATTTTTGGTGATAAATGCTGCAAATGTACTTTTTTGATTTGCCAACAAGAATGCAGGTTAAGTAATTCTATTTTTTGTTGATTTTTCATTAGATCTAATAGACAATCGCTATCACAGTACCGTGCATTATAAAAATTAATTATCTTTAGTTGCCAATTTCTTTTAATGATAATATCAATAATTTCATCTTTATTGTTATTATTACTGATGGTTAATTCTGAAGGATTATCAAAGTGTTTCAATACAGGGCATATATTTTTATTGCTGATAATACGATTGATAACTATTTTTTTAAATTTTCTACAAGCGTATTCTATACGTTTACTTTCTAACAATAACAAAGAACATACATCTTCGTAATTTAAATAATTAATAATAATTATTAATATTTCTAACGGTAAATGATTTAACATTTCATTTAAATCATTTTATAAATTATTTCATTTTTAAAACTAAATATATACAACTCAATGCTATAATAAAAAGTAATAAAATAATGGCAGCATCAGAACATATCCTATAATTTTCAAAATATCTTATCATGGATAATTGACCTTCTTCTAGTACATTTTCTTTACGATTATAAAGTTTTTCTATATTCTCATCCTCGTTTAATTTTTCAGAAAAATATGAAGCATATAAAACATATAAAAAGAGAGAAACTACAGCTAACAAAAGAAATAAAAAAGAAATAGGAATTATAATTACACTCATGTTTTTAATTGTTGTTTGCTTGGAACCTGCTTTTTTACTTATTTTTTTACCAGCATTCCAAAAATTAGATAAAAAATCACCCATTTTATATATAGAAATAATTATTGCATGTATTTTTCATAAAATTCACAACATTTAGGATATAAAAAATTAAACCAATAATTATAATCAATATCCACAGACTGGCGAAACATAATTTCTTCTTCAATAGCATAGACACAAAAAATAATTTTTTTACGATTAGTTATAACTCCATTAGCTATTATTTGATCATACTGAGACCTCCATATATGTTTTATATCTTTTGGGTCTCTATTTTCCCTTTGCATATATTCTTTGATAGGGGTATACATTTTAGCCGGACATTTTATTTCTATACCTACGTCTTTATTAATAATGCCGTCTAACGAAGCCCCAAAACGAGTATCCGCTTTCCATACAGCAAAACCTGTCTCGTGTATGGGCTTATTAATTATTTGAGATAATTTATCACGCACAATGGGTTCATAATCGTTGCCTTTTTTCATTCTTTCTTTTGCTTCATCACTAAAAACTTCCCATTTTTCTCCTTTTATAATAGCTGCTAATTCTGCCGGACTATGTGTATTGTAAGGAGCGTGTCCGACTATTTTGCCTATTACGCTAGCAGTAATTCTGCCTTTGCGCATATATAACCAATCGCATCCTCCTTGGTTAACATCGTATAAATAATATGTTTCAAATTCTCTCATATTATTTATTTACTTATAATATATTAGGTTATCTTTTCATTTTCCTTTTTTAATTATACCAGGTACTACTACCCGGAAAGCTATTTGTTCTTCCAAAATATTACCATTAACTAGATTCTTGCGCTTTAATTGGAAAATATCTCCAACCTGACCACGATAAAACTTATTCAAGGGGTCAGTATCCAACATACGAGGTAGTTTAGTAGGGTTGAATTTATTTTCTTTAATAAATAAATCTGTTTCTTCTTTGCCACAGCGATATATTTTCATTACTTCTGGTACAAAAGCATGACCGGTTATATCAATGAAATCACTATCTTTATAACTAATAATATTATAGACATCATCACATTCTACGGGATTAATATTACAATTTCTTAATTGTTCTTTGCTTTTTGGAGAAAGGTCTTTACTGCTAATCATTACTCCTTCGCGACAATCTAATGTAAAAACAAGAGTTATGAATTTCTTAAAGTCAGTTTTACCAATAGAATTAGTTCTGCTATCATCTGGTAAGAAAAAGATAAATATCTTCTTATCTTTATCTTCGCGATGAGTATAATAATTAGACATAAGTGACCTAAAGGTTATATTAAAACTTAATTCATTTAATTTAGTAGCTATAATGCTATGATTATTTTTTGTTTCAATATATTCAATAAATTCATCTTTTGATAAATCTTTAATTATTGGTTCGTCACCTAAATCAAAATCATTGACTTGTAAAAATCTTTGAGAAACTTCTTTAATCCTTTTTAGTTCTCCAATATCCACGCCTTCTGAAATAGTGATTTCTGTAAGTTCTTCATTTAAATAAGCGCTTTCGTCTAATATCTTTAAAGTAGAGGACATTTTTTAAGTAAATTTATTACTTAAAAAATCATTTTTTAATACTCAAATATAATTCATCGCCTTTAAGATATATTTTTTGACTTAATTTTTTAGAAATATTATATTGTTTAATATCTCTTGTAAATTCTGTAATTAAATTATTATTATTTTCTAAATTTATAGTAATTTCGTTACCTGTTGTTACTGAAATATGGCTAATCAATTCTAATTTTCTTGGATAAGATCCAGAGTAATTTTTAGCATGACATTGTTCATAGAAGGTATGTAAAATATCATCTCTTTTGTTAATAGCTCCTCCGCCGTCTGTGATGTGAAAATAATCTAAATTTTTAGGCATCATATTATCAGAAAAATTAAAATCACTTATAATTACCCCAGGTGCATTAGTTTCATTAAAAGTTTCCAATTTTCTTAATTTCTTATTATAATCATCGGATTTCTTTAAAACTATTATGACAGGAGCGTCTTTAATTTTATTATAGATGGTTAAAAAGCTATCTATACCATATTTACCGTCTTCCATATTAATTAAATGTCTTTTTTTGTTTTTCAAAAGTATATCTAAAATGATAGTTTTGAATTTAGGAGATCTTTGTATAGCTTTTTCCAAACTTATATTATCCAAACTAGTTATTTTTTCGTCAAAATAAATATTGAGTAAATTAGATAATTCGTCATTATTATTTAAAAGACCAGTTCCTAATTGCCTGTATTTTAAATAGGCTTTGTTATAATATTTTAACTGTTCTGCTAGAATATAACTTTTCCTAGTAATTATATCAATGTCTATAGGCAAATCAAAATTTTTTCCAAATAAAGTAATAGGTTTTCGGATATAGATATTATCCCTTTGATATCTATCTATATCCGAAATAGAAAGCAATATAATAAATTTATTATTATTATTATTTTTATTATTGACAATATTAGTATCATAATGAATTAAAACATTGTAATCAAAAATTACAAAAAAAGCATTATTCATTGTTTCATTTCTAGCTTTTAATTCATCATAACCTATAGTATACTCATTATCTTCTTTTTCTAACGTAACTATTTTAGTATTATATTTTAATACAGGAGT